CACCAGATAAAGAAATCACTCTTCCGAGTGAGGATGTGTGCTTTGAGTTGAATACTCAACAGTTAGATAAGTTACTCAAGGCATCTGCGATTTATCAACTTCCCGACCTTTCTGCTGTTGGTGATGCTGGTGTAATCAAACTGGTAGTAAGAGATAAAAAGAATGATACATCAAACAATTTTTCCATCGTGGTTGGTGAAACCGATAGTGTCTTTACTTTCAACTTTAAAGTGGAGAATATCAAGATTCTTCCTGGTGCTTATGAGGTTGTCATCTCACAAAAACTTTTATCACGATTTACGAGCACCGACAGAGATTTGAAGTATTATATTGCTATGGAGCCTGATTCTACTTTTGAATGAACATCTTTGCCACTTCCCCATTTCCTGCCGAAAGTGCCGTTTGTCTCCCTGACAAACACGTAGTAAAAATGCCCTTAGAGTGCTGTCAAATGCTCTCTATCGTGGCATCAGAGAAATGGGGGCACGGATACGGAACTCTGCCCAAGACCGATGGAACCCCCTACAAGACCGATAAGGGTGCCTTCCGTAATCACCCTTGTACAAGATGGGCAGCACGATCTATTGATAATGCTTATTGGTTAATTAAGTGGGGAATGGACTTGTGTGATGAATACACTTTGCGGTATAATAAAACACACTCGTGCTATAATACCTTATTACAAGCATACTATTTGTTTCCCAAAGGTAAGATTGACAAAGTGACATCATTTGCCCGTGCGATGCCCGATGAATATAAACTTGACGAAAGCATTGACACTTTTACTGCTTACAAGATGTATATTGCATCCAAACCTTGGGTTGCATCTAATTATCTTCGTATGCCAGAACGAAAACCTGAATGGATTTAATTAAAATGGAAAAGATTGAAAAAATAAAAATAATCGACAATTTTTTGAAAAAAGATGACTTTAAAAAAATTCAAGATATTTTTATGTCTTCACACATTTCTTGGTATTATACTGATTATGTAATATCACCAGAATACAAGAAATCTTCCAATCATTATCAATTTATTCACTCTTTCTGTAGTAGAGGTCGTGTTAGAAGTGATTTTTATGTTCATTTATTTCCAATTCTTGATAATCTAGATTATTATCTCATGATTAAATGTAAAGCAAATCTTTTAATCAAAACAAAAACTAACATAGAACATGGGTACCATATCGATTTATCCGATTTGGAGAAACATCATAAACCAAAAACTTCAATTTTTTACATTAATACTAATAATGGATATACAAAATTTGAAGATGGTAGTATAATTGAAAGTGTGGAAAATAGATTAGTTACATTTGATACTAGAATGGAACACACTGGATCAACTTGCACGGATGAAAATCTAAGAATAGTGATTAATTTTAATTACTTTTAATTTATTTAAAAATATTAATTATGAATAATGATTTTTTGTGGGTAGAAAAATATGCCCCAAAGAAAATTGAAGATTGTATTCTTCCTGAAAGTATTAAAAAAACATTTCAGGATTTTGTAGATCAAGGACAAATACCAAATCTATTACTTGCCGGACCTCCTGGGGTTGGTAAGACAACAGTTGCCAAAGCACTATGTAATGAATTAGGAGTTGATTTTTATGTCATTAATGGATCTGATGAGGGAAGATTTCTCGACACAGTACGGAACCAGGCAAAGAACTTTGCTTCGACCGTTTCACTTCAAGCAACTGGCAAACACAAAGTTATCATCATTGACGAGTGTGATAACACAGGGAACGATGTTCAACTCCTCTTACGGGCAAATATTGAGGCATTTTATGGCAACTGTCGATTTATCTTCACCTGTAACTACAAAAACAAAATCATCGAACCCCTTCACTCCCGATGTGCCGTTGTCGAATTTGGTATTAAGTCCAAGGACCGACCAAAAATCGCAGCAAAGTTCTTTGAAAGACTCAAAAAGATCCTGGATCAAGAAAAAGTTGAGTCAGATGATAAGGTTCTCGTTCAACTGATAAATAAGCACTTTCCTGATTGGAGAAGAGTCTTAAATGAATGCCAACGTTATTCTGTATCTGGTAGCATTGATTCTGCCATTCTTGCTACTTTCTCTGACATTAAAGTAAATGATCTCATTAAACATCTCAAAGAAAAGAACTTTCCGGAAGTTCGTAAATGGATTGCTGCCAATCTTGATAATGATGCCAGTAGTATTCTTCGTATGGTGTATGATGCTCTATATGAACATCTGGATGGTCCCAGTATTGCTGCTTGCGTTCTTATTGTGGCAAAATATCAATACCAATCGGCATTTGTAGCAGACCAAGAGATAAATCTTTTGGCAGCACTGACAGAGATTATGTGTGAATGTGAATTTCGTTAAAATAACTCCTTTACTAAATAGTAGTGGAGTAGTTTAAAAGTTATGGCTAAAGGTACTATCTACGAACATAGAGAACCAACAGAAACTGAACTTGCTTGGGTTACTGGTATATGGGAAGGTGAGGGGTCTTGGTCTTATAAAAAAGGAAGAACAAGAACCTTTGCTAATGGAAAAACTTATACTGAAAATGACTATATTTCTATGAATATGTCTATGACCGATCAAGATATTATGGAGCGTGTTGCTGCTATAATGGATGGTAGGAAAATAACTTATACTGATGGTGGTCCAGTCCATAAAGCAGCAGGTCAAAAACCAACTTATTACATAAACCTTCAAGGTGAAGCAGCAAAAAGATGGACTGAATTGATGAAACCTTATCTTGGTAATAGACGCCGAGAAAAGTATGAAATGATTATGGAGAAATTGAATGGCAATTAACCAAAAACAACTAAAAACTTGCTTAAGGTATCCTGGTGGTAAAAGTAGAGCAGTCGCCAAGATGGGTCCTTACTTTCCAGATCTTCGTGATTATAGGGAGTTTCGTGAACCTTTCCTTGGTGGTGGTAGTGTTGCGATTTATATCACTAAGAAATATCCTAATCTAGATATTTGGGTGAATGATTTGTATGAACCTTTGGTAAACTTCTGGCAGCAACTCCAGATATTTGGCTCTGATCTAAAAGATAAATTGGTGGATCTTAAATCTACACATAGCAATCCAGCATCTGCAAAACAACTGTTTTTGGCAAGTAAGGAGAAGATTAATGACCAAAGTTTACTTAGTCTTGATCGTGCCGTTGCATTTTATATTGTAAATAAGTGCTCTTTTAGTGGTCTTACCGAAAGTTCCTCATTCTCGCCGCAGGCATCTAATTCCAATTTCAGTATGCGTGGTATTGAGAAACTACCGGATTATTCACAACTTATTTCAAAATGGCGTATCAGCAATTTTTCTTATGATTATATGATGGACGGAAACAGAAATGTTTTTATGTATCTTGATCCTCCTTATGACATTAAGGATAATCTCTATGGCAACAAAGGATCAATGCACAAAGGATTTGATCACGATAAGTTTGCTGCTGATTGCGATAATAACGATATGGATCAGTTGATAAGTTATAATTCAGATCAACTTGTAAAGGATCGCTTTAAGAACTGGAATGCTACCGAGTTTGATTTGACTTATACGATGCGTTCTGTGGGGGAATATATGAGAGATCAAAAACAACGAAAAGAACTTTTGCTTTTTAATTATAATAAAAATCCAAAAATCCAATCCAATTTTAATGGATGCTATAATTATAATAAATTAAAAAGTGAGGGACTGGTCGATGATTGAACTCAAAGATTGGTTAAACTCAATCAACCAGACAAAAAACAATATTATGGAAACTGATTCCGACAGTATCCGTGAGTATGCACCATACATTATCAACAAATGTTTGTCTGGAAGTATTGATTGTATTCTTTTTACAAATGAAATGAATCTTCATCATTCTTTAGATAAAGATATGCAATATTCATTTTATCTAAATACTGTAAGGAAACGGAAGAGATTTTCTCCCTGGCTCCATAAAGATAAAGTCAAGGACTTGGAGTGTATAAAACAATACTATGGATATAGTAATGAAAAGGCATCTCAGGCACTGAAAATTTTATCAAAAGAACAGATTAACTTTATTAAACAAAGACTTGATACTGGAGGAACAAAATGAATACGATAGAACCTATCGTTGAATGGTCTCAAGACCAAATGGTAGAGGTGATTTTGAATGAGCCTGATGATTTCCTAAAGGTTCGTGAGACTTTGACACGTATTGGAGTGGCATCTCGTAAAGAGAAAAAACTCTATCAATCTTGCCACATTCTTCATAAGCAAGGTAGATATTTTATTGTTCATTTCAAAGAGTTGTTTGCTCTTGATGGTAAACACGCAAATCTGACTGTAAACGATGTTCAGAGAAGAAATCGTATTGTTCGTTTACTTTTGGATTGGGGACTTGTAACAGTCGTAGATGAAGACAGAATCTTGGATATTGCACCTCTCAATCAAATCAAGGTATTAGCATACAAGGACAAGAGTGATTGGATTTTAGAACAGAAGTATAATATTGGTAAAAAGGGAAAGACAGCAGAAACCGAATAAAATCATACGGGGTTCACTACCCCGTTTTTTTATGATCTCTGTATAATTAGTAGTATCAGATGCTTCGGGTCTGATATTTACACACTCTTGCTTTTAAGGAGAACGATTATGTACCCAACACTCGCAAAATATAATGCTGGAAACATTGAGAAGTTTCTCAATGATATTGACAAATATTCTATTGGTATGGATGAATGGATTCATCGGTTTAACTCTCTACATCAAACAGAGTCAAACTACCCACCATATAATGTAGTTAAAGAAAGTAATACTGCCACAAGAGTTGAGATTGCTCTTGCTGGATTCAGTAAAAAAGAAATCTCTGT